ACTGGTTAATAGGTCGAGAAATACCACACCGTTTTTTTCATGTTCTTTACACCATGAATAAAATTCTGCGGGTTTAATAGTCATTAGCTTTTTGCTAAACGTAGGGTTCACTTCTACATCCTTAATAAATAGCCCTTCAGGAAATACTTTTTCGTTGCTCATGTTAATCTCTCCACTTCATCGTTGATAGTTTGAACAGCTATCAATATCTGTTCTTCCAATTTAGAGCAAAAATCATCATCCCGCTCAACCGTTACTAAAACAAAAGGCATCTCTGGATGGTAAGCAAAGAAGTCCCATTGTCTTAATCCTGTTACCAGCATTGAGCCTTGAATCTGCTGGTAATACTTTTTGACCCCCTCTTGAGGGTCACGCATATAACTCGCCATAGCAGGTGGTAGGGGGCATTTAATCTCTAAGCCCTTGCTACCGCCAGCCAATACAACTATACCGTCAGGTGAGCAACCATAGCTGTCATCCTCGTCAGTGATAAACCCCGCTGGAGTAACATCATTGCCAGTTATCATCTCATAGTTGACCCGCGCCAGAGGCTCAAGATCAGTCCCCCGTTGCATTGCCTCACTGGTAAAGCCGTCAGACCAACCAATAAAACGCTCCGCTATTAGACCGTCTATATAGCCCTTTGCAGATGCGCTGGGCTTGCCTGTTGCTGTTATCAACTTAGAAAATCCTGACGCACTAGGCTTGCCACACCTAGCGTCCCGCCACTCTTTGCTGCCTTGACCAATCAAGGGCCACAGATGCGCCCCTACTACAACCCCTCCAGAGATAATCATACCTTTGGCGTTAGCGCAATCTTGCGCTCCAGCGTATTGACTGCGTGTATATATTGTTCTTCAGTCAGGTCAGATAATGCCTTTACAGAGTAAGCCTTTAGAAACTTTTCAAGACTTGCCCCTGAACTGAGTATTAGCTCCTCAATATGCTCAATGGCTTCAACCCTTACCAGCTCAACTGGACTGGCGGTAATGGCCAAATCGCCACCAAAACTAGTATCAGGTGCTGGGGCAACTAACCCGCTGTAGATGTACAAACCTAGTCCATGCATTGCACAGCATTTCACAAGGCAGCGCATCCTAGAGCTATTGATTGAAAAGGCATCAGGCTGTGGCTGGGCCTTATTCTTAAAGTCCAGAACTGGAAGCCACATTGTATGCGCTAGACCTTCGACTGTAACAGTACAGCGCACCTCCATTGTGCTGTCAGGATACACAACATCATCTTCAATCTGGTACTGAGCGTCAGGATAATGCTGCTTGATAGTTTGCCAGCAGAACGTCCAGCTAAGATAGGTGAACTGCCCTTTCTTTTCTGTGTGATCGCTACAGTCTATTGCTGATAGTGTTTCAAATACTGATTTAGTCATGTTGCTCTCCGATTGATAAATTACTTTCTTGCTGTTCACGCTCATACTGAGCCGCATAACCTCTGTCATACGCCCCCCCCTTGCCAGAGTAGTGCGCTAAACCTTCAGCGCAATCGCTCTCACCCTTAATAAACTTCTGAGCCTCAGTCATTGCTTTGAGCCTCCTTGAATCTTTTGATTTGGGAATCCTCATGGCAACCCTCCTCCATGTCTCGGTGATAACCGCAAACATCAACCCAGCAGTCATCGTAAGTTTTCTGAACGTGGTCAAGTATCATGTCGGATAATGATTTCTGCAAGTAACCGCCAGCAGTGCCAAGATGCATATTCAAGCTCGCGCTATAAGCCGCAATCAAATAAGGATGCCGCCTTGATTCTTCTTGTATCCAATGGCTGTCCCTGCTTGCCTTCGCAATTCCTTCGCAAATCATGGCAGCGTATTCGTCAGATACAAAATCATGATAGACCTCAAGCAATTTTTCTGGGCTTTGCATCCAAGCCTTATGCCAAATTGATATAGCATCTTGCCCAGCGTCAGGGTCAGTAAAATCAAGGCCAGCATCGTTAGCCCATTCATAAAGTGTTTTAGTGCAGATATAGCTGTTTGACATATTGCTCTCCCAAGCCCCCACGGAATGTGAGGAAGGAGGACATTATAAAAGCAAATCAGATTAAAAGTAAAGCAATTAATTACTTAAATCAATAAGACCAAAAAACAGGAGAGGGTTTAGATGTGTCACCGTCAAGGTGGATGAATCGGTTAGAGCCTTTCTGATTAACGCCAATTCTGGGGACACCATGCTCTAGGGCGGCCTGTATTAGCTTGTAAGCCCTTTCACCCCTTATTGATATATCTACCGCCATTCCACTTGAATGCGCTCCAGCGGTTATTTTGACGGCTTCTATGGGGTGTTCGGTGCATCTGTAACCAGAGCCTACGACTAGCGGGAATCCTAGAGACTCCCTGATTGAGTTGAGGGTAGCTAAAAATTCAGAGTCAAACTTGTACTTGCCGCAGTGCTGACAAGCTAACTCTTGCATTGAAAAGTAGCTCACTTTTTCATCACTGATACAATCTTTTCTGCTGACCGCCCGACTACATAGCCACCCAGCCCTATTTGCAGAAGCATAAAGGCATCATCTGAAAGAGGGTTAGGAAGCCAGAGCATTGCGTCACCAACGACCAGCACCAGCATGGTGAGCATGGTAATTGGCCGCCATGTTGCCGTCAGCCAATGCTCCGAGCTAGCCTCGCTGTTGACGATGTTAGCTTGCGCTTCAAGCGTTGATTTTTCGTAATCAAAGACCCGCTGCATGGCTGCCGCCTGAACATCTAGCAAGTGTCCTTTAGCTGCTAGTCTTTCATCTTCGCTGGTGTGCAGCTCATCTATTAGCTCTGCCGCTGGCTTAAAGATTCCTGCGATTAAGTCCGTAACGCCTAGCATTATTGGCTCCAGTTTTTAAACCACACTCCAGCAACTAATGCACTTAACACCGCCATTGTTATGATTTTTATCACGGTGTGTGCTACTGACTTTCTGATTTCCCGCCAAGAGTCTAACAGGTCACGCAACTCTTTAACGTCATGTATAGCGTTGTCGTCTTGCAGCCCCACATCGCGCAATGCTTCTTTAGCTGCTGCCTTCGCAGCTCTTTGAATTATCGCCTCAATCTCTTGATCTGATCTGCGCTCTGGGCTGTTTGTGGAGGACACAATATTACACCTTTGATCTTTCGATTATTCTATTTGAAAAGTCAACATCCATAAGCCAGCTATTATAGCAGTGATCTTTATCCCAGAAGAAAACAAAATTAATGCACTGCTCAACTAATGACCACATTTTAACATTGTTGCAAGAGTACGCCCTTGAGGATATGGTTTGGTCTGGTTCACCGTTTAAAATCAGTGCGTTAATTGCCTGACTGATAACGACTAGCAGTCTGAAAAACCAAGCCTTGAGCCACTGCATTAAATTATTCCAGTTCATTTTTAGCCCTCAGCCTGATTTTCTAAGAGGAGCGTGTTGTTTTCCTTTAGGATTTCAAATTCAACAATATTGTAACCCTTGCTTGACTGTCGAGAGGTTGTGGTCATACCTATCGAGGCAAAGAAGGTGCTAGATATATCTAACCCTGTCGGGAAAATGTAGTACGCATCTTTGCATCCGTACATCCCCCTGTTCGTTGTTTTGTCCCAGCCTAGCTCCCCGTGTATCCACTCATACACTGGCCCAAGAACTTCAGCATTAAGGCATTCTTCAACTCTGTCGTTATGAAATTGCTCTAGTTGATAAGGTGTCTCTCTGCTGAGAACAAGGAGAACCATTAAATCACCGTTGCCATCGAACACCTCAGAGGCCAAGCTATCTTCTCGCAGACTTATACCAATCGTGTCCCATACCACCTTGCGTCTCGCGGGGGTAACTACACCGAATGTGTGTGATACGATCATAGTGCTGTGAACTCCCTCATGAATACATTAGTGTCAGTGTCGCCTGAGTCTATTGCTGCCACGGCTAATGCTTCAGCTTCAAAGCATTTTTGAACATGGGCATGACATAGCTCAGACCACTCAATGATCTCTGCGTTAGTTGTTGATCTAAACATAATAGTAGGGGTTCCGAATTCGTCCAAGGTGGCACACTTCCACACGCCTCCCTCCGACCTTGTTCCCGCCTCAACCGCTAGTCTTGCGGAGGCAAATCTATTTTGAGACTCAATGCTTGTGTCTAAGAACCACGAAACATTCTCCGCGTCTACCCAGACAATGCCTTGCTTCTCAACCGAGTAGCGTGTAATTGCAACGCGAGCGTATGCTTCTGCTCGCTTTTCTTCATCAGTAGGCTCCGCTTCTACAGGCTCAGGTTTCGCGGCTAAAGACGCTTGATGTTCTTCATCGGTCACCTCAAAACCTTCACCAATAACTTCAAGTAACCCACTAGGTACTTCAACCTGTTGCAACTCTATCTGTGTTTGCCAGTAGGTAACTGGCGCATTCATAATAATCTGTTTACGCAACACCTCTTTTGCTTCTGCGACAGGCAACGAAAGAGTCTCTAAACTCGCTGAAACTGTTCCGTGATACGGAGCTATAGTAGTATCGTCTGGCGTGTAGACAACGCGCATACAGCGATCAACTAAGCTGATACTCTCAACTTCAAATGTAAATTTCATTATTCTATAATCTCCTAGGTCATCTTGAAAGTGAGCGTTCCGCTAGCGGAAACATAGTCCACGCCACCTGTCGTGATAGGAAAACTCCAAGTACATTGCCCAGAGGAATAAGCGAAAGTGCAAGCAGTAGCCGCTAGTGTGTTGCTACCTTTTGTCATTGTTGACCATACGCTGCCTATCGTCTGGGTAGAGGTGAACCCCGTCATAACAACATATTGACCATAGGTTGATGCAAAGCTTGTGATAGTTATCGTCACGCCATCATGCACAAATGTTTTCGGATTCAAACCGCCTTGTGAACCGTTCACATACCCGACTGTGGTGTACGGAACTTTGGTATTAGTATAAATCCTTGTGGCAGTAGTAAACGCGGTCACAAGTTTGCCGTAATTTCCGTAGGCTTGGCTAAAGCTGATTGACG